CTTAGATACGTATTGTATCTTTTTCATTCATCCCCCTTAATTTTTTGGAAACTCAGGTATGAGATTCCTGGCCTTACCTATTGAGTTAGGCCAAGACGACCAATCCTTGCCGCCCTTGGTCATATAGTACGTTATCTCTGCGTTTGTTACTGGATCAAATAATTCCTTATTTGAAACTAATTCGAATTTATCTTTACGATCATCACCAAGTTTCCCTAGCATATTGATCTGAAAAATTCCGTAAGATTTGTCTCCAGTTCGGATATTGTCATTTAAAGCTAACGGTCTCCCGTTTGACTCTACACGAGCAACAGCCCAAGCTGTTTTTAAAGCAATTCCCTCAAAACCCACAGCCCACAATAAATCTTTTAATTCGTCGGCTGGAAGCATTTCTGAGTGCTTATAAGTTTCATTACTGAACTTATCTAGTATTTCTCTTTTTAGTTGTCTTTCAGTTTTTTCAACCTTAACTACTGGCTGAGTTGTTAACGCTTGCGTAACTGTTGGCCCAGGCTGGACAGTAAATAGAAATAATGTTATCATTCCTATATAAGACCAGTTATGAGCAACATCACTCAAACGTTCTATAATTTTCTCCATTGGCATTTCCTCCTTTAGAGATAACGAACTATAATAGTAGCATTACTTGACAGTAGGTGTCAAGCTAGTCAACCAGAAAGATTCAATGGAAATATCATATTCTACGCCTAGATCCAACTTGACAACCAAGAATGGATACGGTCACGCTGGATTTAAAGTAGCAGAGTCATTGACTAAAATGGGACATAGATTAACTTATCAAAATCCTAAAGCTAAATTACAAATTAATTTTTCGCAACCTACAAATTATAAATTACATAGATATCAATATCAGATTGGTTATACTCCGTGGGAATCAACAGTTGTTCCAGAATCATGGAGAGAAAAAATAAATGCCTGCGATGAATTTTGGACAACATCTCAATGGTGTAAAGATGTGTATGAGAATAATGGATTTAAGGTATCTAATGTTTTTCCACATGGAATAGATCCAATATGGGCACCAAAGAAACGTGAAAAAACAAATGTTATAAAATTCTTGCATGTTGGAGAGCCAGCAGAAAGAAAAGGCGGAAGAGATACAGTAGAAGCATTTATAAAACTCTTTGGTAATAATCCTAACTACACATTAACTATGAAAGCTCATAAGTCTAGTAATTTAAGACTATATGATAGAGAAGGAAGCATCTTGGGTCTTCCCCACGAAATGTATAGCAACATTAAGTTGGATGAAAGAGATTTAGAAGATAACGAATTGTTAGATTTGTATTATAAGCATGACGTTATGATTTATCCTACTTATGGAGAAGGATTTGGATTTATTCCCTTCCAAGCACTTGCAACAGGTATGCCAGTTATATCAACACATGATTGGGCAGACTACAAAAAGTATTTAGGACCTCTAAAGTTGAACTCCACACTTATAGATTCTCCATGGGACATTATGCATCCTGGAAAAGTTTACAAGCCAGACAAGAATCATTTGGTTAGTTTGATAGAAGATGCAGCAGTTAATTTTAGAGCGTATTCTGGATATTACTATGCTCAGTCAACTGAAATACATAAAGAATATAATTGGGATCAGTTGACCAATAAAGCTTTTGAAGAAGTATTTAAAAAAATATCATAACCCCTTCCCCTTTAGATTAAAGTTTGGTAGAATTGGACTTCAACTAAAAATCATATAAACCGCAAGGCGGAGAAAAGGTGTTATTTAAAAATGTCAAGAACTATTGAAAACCCATACGAAAACTTTATTGCATTGTCACGTTATGCAAGATGGATATCAGAAGATAACCGTCGTGAAACATGGGGTGAAACAGTAGATAGATATTTTGACTTTATGACAGATCACCTAAAAAAGAATCACTCATACGTTCCAGAGGAGAAGCTTCTTAAAGAATTAAAAGATGCAGTTTACAATCGTAATGTAATGCCATCAATGAGATCTGTAATGACCGCAGGTGCTGCATTAGACAGAGACCATGTTGCAGGATATAACTGCTCATTTGTTCCAGTAGACTCGCCACGTTCATTTGACGAAACCATGTATATTCTTATGTGTGGTACAGGTGTGGGATTCTCTGTTGAATATAAGTACGTTAATAAACTTCCTGCCGTTCCAGAAGCATTTGAAAAATCTACAACTGTAATTGTTGTTGAAGATTCAAAAACTGGTTGGGCAAAGGCCTACCGTGAACTACTTGCAATGCTATGGGCAGGACAAGTTCCAGCAATTGATGTAAGCAAACTACGTCCAGCAGGTGCACGTCTTAAGACAATGGGTGGTCGCTCATCGGGTCCACAGCCATTGATTAATTTATTTGATTTTACAATTGCAAAGTTTAAAGTTGCAGCTGGTCGCCAGCTAAAGCCAATTGAGGCACACGATATTATGTGTAAAATTGGAGAAGTTGTAGTAGTTGGCGGAGTCCGTCGTTCTGCAATGATTTCACTTTCTAATATTAATGATATTGAAATGGCACAAGCAAAGTCTGGTAACTGGTGGGAAAATAATTCACAACGTGCTCTTTCAAATAACTCTGTTGCGTATTCTCGCAAACCAGAGATGGAACAGTTTATTGCAGAATGGAAATCACTCTATGACTCAAAGTCTGGCGAACGTGGAATCTACAATGTTGCAGCAGCACAAAAGCAGGCGGCTAAATATGGACGAAGGGACCCTGAAGTACATTATGGAACCAACCCTTGCTCGGAAATTATTCTCCGTCCTTATCAGTTTTGTAATCTTTCAGAAGTCGTACTACGTGAAAAGGATACAAAGAAGGATATCGAAAGAAAGGTAGAGCTCGCAACAATTCTTGGGACATGGCAAGCAACACTAACAGATTTTAAATACCTTCGTAAGATTTGGAAAGATAACACAGAAGAAGAACGCCTACTTGGAGTTTCTTTAACTGGACAATTCGGACATAAGTTTATGTCAGGCAAAGAAGACCTAGTCTCTCTAGAAGCATTCCTAATGTCTTTAAGAGAAAAGGCAAGAGAAATAAATACAGAAGAGGCTGGGAAAATTGGGATTCCGCAGTCTGCAGCTATTACATGTGTAAAGCCTTCAGGTACAGTATCTCAATTGGTCGGGGTGTCTTCAGGAATGCATGCATGGCATTCTCCATATTATATTCGTACAGTTCGTGGTTCAAAGGGAGATCCAATCTCTACGTTTTTGAAGGAAGTTGGAATTCCAGTAGAAGATGACGTAATGAAGCCAAACGACACATACGTATTTTCATTTCCAGTAAAAGCACCAGAAGGCGCAATTGTCAGAAATGATCTAACAGCAATTGAGCACTTAAACATTTGGCTAGTTTATCAACGTGCATGGTGTGAGCACAAGCCATCAATTACAGTTTCAGTTAAAGAAGATGAGTGGATGGAAGTTGGTGCTTGGGTATATAAGCATTTTGACGAAGTATCAGGTATTTCATTCCTTCCGCATTCAGATCACTCATATAAGCAAGCTCCTTATCAAGAAGTTTCTAAAGAAGAATACGAAGACCTACTTTTTAAAATGCCTAAGAGTATTCGCTGGGAAGACTTATCTTTCTATGAAACAGAAGATGGTACAAGCGGAACACAGACCCTTGCCTGTACTTCAGATGGAAATTGTGAGATTGTAGACATTTCCGCTTAAAGGGTATATAATAAAGATTGGGGTAAAACCCAAAATTCCTGGGCACACGGCCCAGAAATAAGGAGGATCTAAATTGGCAACAAAAGAAGATCTTAACAATGATGGAAAGGTAACTATGCAAGAGAAAATTCTAGCAGCGTTAGCAAGCTATGGTCGTCACTTTTTAGGTGCGGCTATTGCTCTTTACATGACTGGAAATACTGACCCAGGAGACCTAATCAAGGGTGGTATTGCGGCTTGTCTACCAGTTATTTTGAAGGCACTTAATCCAAATGAAAATTCATTTGGCTTTACAAAGAAGTAAAATTCAGTAAGCAATTAGGACGGCTCCTATGCTAAAATGGGCATAGGAGTTTTCCTATTAGGAGAGTTTGCAAATGGCAGGACAAAAAAACTGGGAAGTAGATCAAAATACTACTTTTTCATTTATCTTAGAGTATAAGGACTCAGCAAGTGTCCCTATATCACTTACTGGCGCAACCGCAAAAATGCAAGTACGTGATACAAAAGGCGGAAGCAAGTTAGCATTTACACTAACTTCACCAAGTACTGGCGGTATAACAATAGACGAAGCCCTAGGCAAATTAACAATTAAGATGACCCCTACACAAACTAATAAACTATTCTATCCAAAATCTTCATATGACATAATGGTGATAGATTCAAACGGTAACAAAATAAAGTTACTTGAAGGATTTATTACATTAAGTAGATCGGTTACCATCTAATGCCAATTATAAATAATGACAGTATTCCAAAAGTTGTAATTACAGAAACCATTAATGATGTTGTAGTTTCCTCACCTGGCCCACAAGGTCCTAGAGGTAAAACAATATTAAATGGTAACGGAGTTCCAGCAGAAAACCTAGGACTTCAAGGTGACTTTTATTATGACAAAAATAATACATATTTTTATGGACCAAAGCCCAGCGACCTTACTTGGGCTGGAGCTACAGCATACCCTCTAAGCACAAGCACTTTAACATATCCGTTTTCAATAAATCAGGTTATAAATCAAGGATCCTACTGGTCTCTTGAAATAACTCATAATATGGGGTATAACCCAAATGTCACCGTCAAGAATAGCGCTGGAGACATATTAGAAACAGGAATAGACTATAATAGTATTAACAAAATTACGCTGACAATGGCTCAACCATTCGGCGGGACAGCATACCTGTCTTAAGGGAGATATAGCAAATGGCAAGATTATTCGTAACTGATATCAATCTGAATAAGAATGAACTTCAGAATGCTCGAATTCAGGGATTAGCTTCAGCCCCAACTGGAGCAGTCAATGGTCAAATTTATTACGACACATCGAATAACACGATGTATTACTACAATGGACTAGCATCACCAG